TCACTGCCGCAAGACTGACAGTTGCTGGCCCCATTCTGAAGGCAACGGCTCCAGCACCTTTAGCAGCGTCACCTCCGGGCCCTGCCTTCCGTCCAGGATCGCCTCGACGATATCGGGCGAAAGCAGCGTCAGGCGCAGGACGCGAGTCATATAGGAGGGCGCGATCCCCTCACGCTCGGCCAGTTCGCCGATGGTAGCGAACTCTCCCAACTCCAGCATGCGCTTCCAACGGAACGCGCGGGCCAGCGCCTTGACGAGCGTGTTGTCGGTCCGCCGCGGTTGCGTCGCGCCGTCCGGCAGCTGCATCTCCTTCCGCCCACCGCGCGTCACTACGCGGAAGGGCACGTGCAGCGTCACGGTCTCCGGGATCAGAGCCCCGCGGGTCATGCGGCAGCCTCGATGCCACCGGCCAGAATCTCGCGGGCGAGGCTGCCGAGCCCGTCGACGCGGAGCCGGACGTTCAGCCCGTCCGAACTGATGTCGACTCGTTCAACCAGCAGCGCCACGATGCGCGCCTGCTCGGCGGGGAACAGTTCGTCCCACAGCGGGTCGAGCTGTTGCAGCGCCGCGCGGGCATCAGCCTCGGTGATGTCGTCGGCGTGGTCGCGCGCCGCCTTCCAAGTCCCCGCCACGATCTCCGGCTGGCGGAACACCGCCCGCAGCTGGTCGATCACGGCGGCCTCGATCTCGCCCGCAGACACGCGGCCGACCGGACACGAACCAGCACCATGCTTCAGCACGGTTTGACTGACATAGTAGCGGTAGAGCCGTTCGCCTTTGCGCGTGTGCGTCGGCGAGAATGCCGCGCTGTCCGGTCCGAACAGCAGTCCCTTCAGCAGCGCGGGCGTCTCGGCGCGGGTGCGCATCGCCCGCTTACGGGGGCTCTCCTGCAGGATGGCGTGGACACGGTCCCACGTCTCGCGGTCGATGATCGCGTCGTGTTCGCCGGGGTAGCTGTCGCCCTTGTGGACCGCCTCGCCGATATAGGCGCGGTTGTTGAGCATCCGGTACAGGTACTTCTTGTCGATCCGGTTGCCGCGCGGCGTGCGGATGCCGCGCTTCGCGACCTCGCGCGCCAGTTCGGTCCCCGAGCCGATCTCGAGGAAGCGGGCGAAGATCCAGCGGACGTGCTCGGCGCGCTCCTCGTCTATCACCAGCTTGCGGTTCTCGACGCGATAGCCGTAGGGCGGCACCCCTCCCATCCACATCCCCTTCTTTCGGCTGGCGGCGACCTTGTCGCGGATGCGCTCGGCGGTGACCTCCCGCTCGAACTGGGCGAACGAGAGCAGGATGTTCAGCGTCAGCCGCCCCATCGACGTGGTGGTGTTGAACGACTGCGTGACCGAGACGAACGTCACGCCGTTCCGGTCGAATACCTCGACCAGCTTGGCGAAATCCGCCAGCGAGCGGCTGAGGCGGTCGATCTTGTAGACCACGACCACGTCGACCAGCCCGTCCTCGATGTCCTCCAGCAGCCGCTGCAGGCCGGGCCGTTCCAGCGTGCCGCCCGAGAGGCCGCCGTCGTCGTACTGATCGCGGACGAGCACCCAGCCCTCGGAACGCTGACTGGCGATGAACGCCTCGCAGGCCTCACGCTGGGCGTGGAGCGAGTTGAACTCCTGCTCCAGCCCTTCCTCGGATGATTTGCGCGTGTAGATGGCGCAGCGCTGTTTGTGCACGATGGGCTTTGTCATGTCTGGCCCTCCGCTTTCGCTTCGGACGTTCGCGTCTGCGGACGTTCCACCGGAGCCTCCGCTGGCTTGCGGCCACCGCCGCTCACCCTCCGGTTCTTCAGCCCGAAGAAGACCCAGCCGTTCCAGCGCGTGCCGGTGATCGCCCGCGCGATGGCCGACAGCGACTTGTAGGGCCGCCCCTGCCAGTCGAAGCCGTCCGAGGTGACGGTGACGACATGCTCCACGCCCTGCCACTCGCGAATGAGCCGCGTACCGGCGATCGGCTGCAGATCGGCGCGGACGCGGCTCTTCTTCCGGTTACCGCCGTCGAGTTCCTGGCCCAGCTTCTCCAGCCGCCGGACCGTCTCGGGATTGAGCCCGCCGTAGACCAGCTCTTGGATGCGGTAGGCCAGCCGGCTCTCCAGGTAGCGACGATTGAAGGGCGGCGGTTCGCTGTCGAACAGGTCCCGCCACTGCGCTTTCAGCTCCGGCGTCGTCGCGGTTTTCAGCGCGGCCAGGCGCGCGGGGATCGGATCGTGGGTCGTCATGCGGTCTCCTCATGGTCTGGAGTTGCATGACCGCTCCGGCCGGGCGCAGAGGGAAGCGAACTTTCTCCAGTAACGTCAGATAGTTCGCTTGACTGGCGCGCGTTGAGACGAACCAGGCCTAGGGCCAGGATCTTGCAAAGAGCAGCCCGGCGTTCGATCGGGGTCATTCGGTTGGGATCAAGAGCATTCATACCCCGGTAAAGCCAAGCGCTGCAGTCGTTTGGGACATCCGCATTTACACCGCCAGCACATCATTAATAGCCTGCCAATTCACTGGAGGATTGCATGGCAAGAAGATATACTGTGATCGGAACCAATACACGGGAGATCCTGGAAGACATACCAGCCGGTTTGGCGGCCAGATTTTTGGACAAGGTTATTCAGGGTGTTCAAGGGGATGACGCAACCAGTGCGTTCAGTGACGCTACTGATGCGGCTCCGGATGCGCGCTTGGCGCTGGGGCAGGTGTCGTCCTTAGATCCGGAGATTCTTTCTGAAATCGAGGCTCAAAGCCTACGTGTCACCGAAATGGGCGACGTTATGGGGGCCCAGTCACTGAAAACAGTCGTACCCGAAGCGGTATCCGATGAAGAATGGCAAAAATTCGATGAGCAGCCCGATGATATAAGCAAGAGCTGCTGGGCCTTTATCGAGTTGCCTTTTACGTTCCAGAACGCCGAGAGCTTCCACCACGCTCGCAAGGATCGTGAACGAGGACGTATCCACTCCGCGTTTGGCTTGGACCTGAACGAAAGCATCCCTGCCTCAGCCGCTTCGGTCGATGTCCCGGCCTTGACCGACAAGCTCAATCGAGTTCTCGGCCTTGGCAAAGCGCCGAAATTGTCAGCCATCGACCTGCCCGAAACGGAGAAGTACCCGTCATCGGTCATGGTGATTGTGCGCCACGGTGCAGACCTTTCTTCCGTCTATGAGCACCGCGACGATGGCAGCCGTCGCCCGTATTACTTTCGACCGCAGGACGAGATCATACTGATCTACACCGCGCGAGATCAGCTGATCGAGGTCCTCGGACGCAGCTTCGGCCAGAGGCACGACGTATCGAACGCATTCGCGGAGGTCGTTCTTGGTCATAACATATCGGAAAAACCGCTGACCGAAAAGGTCTATGACCTCGGTCGGTTCGTGACCTCTTTCGAGCTGGAGATCCCCGATATCGAGGGCGTCGAAGTGCAATCCGCGGTGGTTACGGAGTGCGAGCTGCTTCTTGGTAGCTACGGCCGGCGCGCGTCGCTGAAGGTCACGCGCCAAGATGACATTGATCTTACTCTCAATAAGTATCTTGCCGGCGCTGCTCGGTTCAGGGGGGCGACTGGCATTCATCGCGTGGTGATTTCAGTCGAATATCGCCGAGAGGACGTCAGGCGGACCCGCTCCATGAATATTACCGTGCGTGGCACCAACGGATCGAATGTCCAGAGCCACAAGGACCGAGCGACGCGTGAACTCGGGGCGCGTTTACTAGAGGCCTGGGGCGTCACACGCAAGCTTCGGCCGCTGGAGCAGGAAGAGATTGCCGATATGCTGCCATCGCTCATGCGGCTGTTCGACCTTGGTGAGACGGTCTTGACCGGGCTTAGGCTGGCGGAATTGGGCCTGTCGGTTGACACATTGCTCGACGCGCGCCTCGTCTCCCAGAAGAAACGCCAGAGCCTCACGTTGGTTGAGGATGACAACGACAATGTTGTTGAGACCGAGACATTTTCCGTCACGACGTCTTCGGGCTATTCGGCTCGGGACTACACGGAGTTCAATGTAGCCTGGGGCTGGCTGTGCGAGACGTTGGTCAATTCGCTGGCAAGCAATCTTGCAACAAAGACATTTCACCAGATCAGCGAAGACCTTGTACGCGTGGGTGATCTTGCCACCGTCGACGGCTCCGCGCCAGTTTATCTGGCCCGAGGGCTCTTCGAAGCCAAAACGATCTTTTCAGTCGAAGAAGAGCTCCGCTCACGAGAGACCGCAGGGGCAGGTGTCGTTGTTTGCGCAGGTTCGGAAGCGCCACGGTTTATCGCGAACAACGTCGCTGTACCGGTGGATGAAATCTGGAACGCGGATGCCGAGAGCCCCGGTTTGTCGATAGAGAAATTGCTAGATCGCCTAACCTCTGAGCGCCGCCTGATTGCTCAGACCACAATGGCGCAGGTCGTGAGATCGGGTAACCACTCCGGCAGCTTTCTGATGCCTCGAAAGGCCCCGCTCCCTCTTTCGAGCGCCATCCAGCTTGCGTTCTTCGAAAAGCTTGCGCGCGCCTACAATGCCGGCGCGCCGGAGGTCCATTCCAGTGTTCTTATTGAGGGTACGAGTTCACGGACACCGCGAGAGATTTTCACTGGGAAGATGCGCGAACGCATTTTCGATGCCTACGTTGAAAAGGGGATTGATAGGGGCATGTGGCGGCTCAAGGAATAGCCCTCCAGACTTTCCTCCAGACTCCGGCGTGGGACGCTCCAGACATTGATCAGCCATCAAGCCTCCATCCACCGAAGGAGGCCGACATGGCACGACACGACCTCACATCCACCGAGCAGGGCGTTCCGGTCCTGCGCCACCGGCAGCGCCCGCGCGGAGAGGATTGGCTCTGCAGCTGCTGTGGCAAGCTGCTGGGTCGGATTCATGGACATGACGTCCACATCCGCTTCGAGCGGCGGCACGAATACGTGGCGAGCCTGCCGGCCTCGGCGACATGCAAGCGGTGCGGAACGCTGAACAAGGCGCGCACCGCAATCGCGGCCTGACCGCCACTTCCAACGATTCTCTGCAGAGGCGCGCGACGCCCGAACCACGGCCCGATGAGAGGCGCGAGATGCCCGGCCCCAGCCCAGGCATCTCGTGTTCTCAAACTGGTTCGCGCTTCACGCGCGCCTCGTGCGCTCGGTCAACCGGCATTCCAGCATGACCCCGTTCTCTGACATCTTTCCCAGCGAACACCCTCCGTACGGCTTTCATGATCCCGCACATCTACTCGGTTGGCTGCACGGGTCCGAAGGTGATCCCGACGCCCGCAACGGTGTCCTGCAGAAGCTCTTGCGCGCAGCCCACGGCGAGGGGCGGGGCAGGGATCTGGCCGTTGAATTGCTGATCCTGGTCCTCTGGCCGGGTCTCTGCGTCGTGCGTCAGCGACTGCGAGCTTTTGCTCAGCGAGACACGCTCGACGCCGATCTTCTCGGCCAGATCACAATCGGCATCCGGGCCGCCCGACCGGACCGCGTGAGCCGCGTCGCGGCGACATTGCTTCGGAATGCGGAGCGCGATCTGCGGCGGGCGTGGCAGCGTGATGCCAACGCGTCTTGGCCCGATCCCGACTGCGCTGGAGAGCTGCATCGTGAGGGTAGTAATGCGGCCGGCGCGCCGGAGGCAATCATTGCGCTTGCGCACTCGGCTCTCGGCGCAGACGGCGTATTGGTGACCGCGGTCCACATCGCTGGCTTCAGCCAGAAGGAGGCGGGGGAGATCCTCGGACTCGGGCACGAAGCCGCCCGAAAGCGCTGCCAACGGATCATGGCGCAGCTTCGGGAGAGTGCCGATGCCTGATGTCCCGATCCCGTCCCGGCGGCGGCTTTCCCCGGTTGAGTGCGCAGATTGGCGCGCGAGGACCGGAGAGAGGTCGATGATCGAGATGGACGAGGACTACACGCGTGTGCCCGGGCTCTACGGCGCCTGGGACGTTGGAATGCTGCTCGAGGCGGGCCGCCGTTACCGCATCGAGGATGGCGGGCGCACCGATGACGGCCAGGCGCTGTTCATGGTGTTCCGGCGTCAGGAGAGCGGGGCCGTGCGATGAGCGAATTGCCCCCGTATCTCACGACGCGCGAGCTGGCCGAACGGTGGCGCGTGACCTGTCGGACGCTCGAGCGCTGGCGGGCCGAGCCCTACGGCCCCGGCTGGGTCACCATCGGCGGGGCGATCCGCTACAGGCGCGAGGATGTGCTGGCCTGGGAAGCCGCGCATCTGACCCAGCCGTAAGGCATGGACGCGGGACGCCATATCGGGGCCCCGCGAGACAACCAGACAGACATGAGGGTGGCCCGAGGCCGCCCCGCACGTGCTGGGCACGAGACTTTCGCCGCAGCAGCCGAGACCTTGCTCGACAACGGTTTCGCACCGCTGCCGATCGTGCCGGGCACAAAGCGACCGGCTCCGTCGCGCTGGTCTGCCGTGACGCTCGACGAGACCCGCATCCGAGACTGGTGTGCGCGGTTTCCGGATCACGGCATCGGTCTGCGGGCCGGCCAGCTCGTCGGGCTCGATATTGACGAGCTGGACGCCGATCGTGCGCACGAGGTGCAGCGGCTGGCAGAGCGGAGGTTCGGCGAGTCCCTCTTGCGGATCGGGCAATGGCCGAAGCGCCTCCTGCTCTACAGGACCGAGGCGCCATTTGCGAAGATGAAGGTGGGCAAGGTCGAGATCCTCGGTGTCGGGCAGCAGTTCGTGGCGTTCGGTCTGCACGCAGCAACGGGCCGCCGGTATTACTGGACGGACGACACGCCGCTCGATGTCTGCCTCGAAGACCTGCCGTCCATCGACCAGGAGAGCGCCTCGGCCTTTCTGGCCGAGGTCGGACCGGGCGAGTGGGCCAGTGGCGGCCGAGCGCTCGGCCAAGGCAGGCAGACCTCCGCGCCGAGCGACGCGCCCCTCCGTGACGACACCGGCCGGGTCATCGATGGCCGCGATGCCTGGCTGAGCCGGATCGCCTTCCACGCCGTCCATGACGCGATCGAGGCCGGAGCCGATCTCGATCTACAGCTCATCGCCGACACGGTCTGGGCGCGGTTCGTCGAAACCGCGGATCTGGGCCGGCCGAAGAGGGACGGTGGTCGCGGCTACGCGCTGTCGGACGCGCTCCGAAAGGTCCACGACAAGTTGCGGCTCGCGTGGGGCGGTCGTCTGCCGGATCGGCACTGCGCGGAACCGGTCCCGACCTACGAGCTCCCGAGCCTGTCCATTGCAGAGGGCCGGGAGCGCCTTGATGACCTCCTGAGAGCGTTCTGCGCGCAGGTCGTCGCATGGCATCAGCAGGATGAGCAGACGCAGGATCTGCCGATGCTCGGCATCCGGGCCACCGTCGGGCTCGGAAAATCCCGCGCGTCCCGGACCCACCTGTCGCGGCTGGCTGCGGGCCTGCGCACCGACAAACTCCCGCATCGCATCCTTGTTTTTACCCCTTCGCACGCTCTCGCAGAAGAGACCGCAGCGGCTTGGACAGACGCCGGAGCGACCGTCGCGGTGATGCGCGGCTACGAGCGCACGGACCCGGTGTCCGGTGAGCCGATGTGCCGGGATGTCGAGGTCGTCAAGGCAGCGCTCTCGGCTGGCCTGACCGTCCCCGATCATGCCTGCTCGGGCGGGGACGGGCGGCAATGCCTTTTCTACGACACCTGCCTGAAGCAGCAGAACCTTCGAGACGTGGCCACAGCGGATGTGGTCGTTTCACCCTACGATGCGCTATTCACCGGCCTCGCGTTTGAGCACGACGACATCGCGCTTCTGCTGGTCGACGAGGGCTGCTGGGCCCGCGCAGAGGACAATCGCTCCGACATCTATCTCGAGGACTTCGCGGCTGAGCCGATCCGCGGCATGGGCGACGGGATCGGGCATGGCCCGACCGGCGCGATGGCGGACCTCCTTGCCTTCAGAAGGCAGGTCTTAGCGGCTCTGATGGCGCAGGGGCCGGGTCATGTACTGCGCCAGACCCTGAGAGACGCCGGCATCACCGAAGAAGACTGTCGCCGGGCGGCACGGCTCGAGCGATGGCGGATGCAGGACACGCACCTGCATCCCGGCCTATCAGGCAAGGCCCGCAGCCACGCTCTGCGCGTTGCGGAGGAAACCTCACGCATCAATCGTCTTGCGGATCTGTGGGAGGCGCTCGGCGATGCCTTTGGTTCCCCGTCGGGCGTGTCAGGTCGCCTGCGGGTGTCAGATCCGGACGCGTCCGGGCGGCATCCGTTCCAGCTGCGGCGTATCCGCCGCCTGCACGACAGCCTGCGCGGCAAACCCGTTCTTCATCTTGATGCGACCCTGCGGCCGGATCTCGCCCGAACAATCCTCTCGGGCCTGTCCATCGAGACCGTCGACGTGGCCGCCCCCCACATGCAAGTCCGCCAAGTTCAGGGCAGCTTCGGCAAATCGATGCTGTGTCCGGGGCAGGGGCTGGCGGCCGAGGAACGCAGGCGCCGGGAGAACCGCCTTCGCGAATGCGTCGGATACGTGCGCTGGCACGCCCGCCGGGTCGCTCCGGGGCGCGTGCTCGTGGTGACCTACAAGGCGATCGAGGCTGCCTTCGACGGCATTCCGAACGTCGAGACCGCCCACTTCAACGCGGTGGCCGGGCTCGACGGATACAAGGACGTCTCGCTCCTGGTCAGCATAGGCCGCCCGCTGCCCGCCAGCAACGATCTGGAGGCCATGGCGGGCGCGTATTTCGATCGCATAGCCGAGGGTCGCTACCGCCGGGATCGAGCCGGTCTCATGATGCGAGAGGGGCCACCGCGCGGGATCGACGTGCTTCGACACGAAGACAGCTTTGCCGAGACGCTTCGCGCCGCGATCTGCGATGACGAGCTGACCCAGGTGATCGGCCGTGGGCGCGGTGTGAACCGATCCGCAGATGATCCTCTGGAGGTGCACGTTCTGGCGGATGTGGCATTGCCGCTGGTCTACGAGCGTCTCACGACTTGGGATCTGGAGCGCCCGGACATTGTCCAGCAGATGCTGCTGAGCGGGGTGGCGGTCGATAGCCCGGCCGATGCGGCCGCGCTTCATCCACACCTATTCGGCAGCGCAAACGAGGCCAAGCTCGCATTCGGGCGAGCAGGATTTAAGGGTCAAAACCCTATGAGTATCTCTTATAGGGAAATGACCCTTAAATCGGCGGCCTACAAACGTGCCGGACGAGGCCGCTCCTGGCTGCGCGCATACTGGATCGAAGGCGCCGATGAGGTGGTCAGGACGCGCCTCGAGGGAATCCTTGGGCCACTGGCGGAATGGCGGTGCGAAGAATGAGGCTGGCGATCGTCGCTGCGCGTTGCGAATATCTGCTCATGATCGCGTTCACACCCCTGACAGATGATGATCCGGCCCTGGAGTTCTCACCCCTCCTCAGGGCCGCCTGCAAGACGTTGTCCTACGCGGTGGATCATGGCGCGATCGGTCTGACGGCGACGAAGGCGTTCAAGCGCGACTTCGTGCATTGGGCGGTCGAAGCCATCGAATGGCCCGGGTTCGGCGTGGAAGAGGCGTTCAGGTTCAACAGGGTTCTGAATGAGCACGAGTTCGTCCCGCTGCAGCTCGTCCACTTCCTCCTGCTCAAGACGCGCCTCGGTCGCCATCACAAGGGCAGCTTCGTGCCGACGAAAAAGGGTCGCTTGCTGGCTGCGTCCCCCGGAGAATTGTTCATGAAGCTGATCCCGTTCTTCATTCTCGAAACCGACCATTCCTCCTACTCCCGGTTCGATGAAGGCCCCTTTGGAAACTGGGATGTCTGGCTGAATGTGCTGAACGTCGAGATGGAGAAGGGTGCGACCGAGAAGCGGCTGTTCGGAGTGTTCTACGGAGAAGGACCCGACTGGGACAACGCCGGCTGGCGGGAGATGGCCGCGTTCTCCTCGTGTCTCATCAGGCCGCTGGAGTGGGCTGGTCTCATCACCGTCCAGGACGCCGAGGAGGACGGGCGAAGCGTCAGGATATGCTTCAAGACGCCGCTGTGGCCGGCAGCGCTCAAGCTGGACACGGATGATCTGGTTTGTCCGGCGGTACGGCACTGAGAGAAGTAATGGGGATAGTGCGCTCGGCGGATTTGCAGGCTCGTCGACCGCCGCCGTTGTCAGTGAGCTCCTCATCTGAACCGGACGCTCGTCGAGCGCGCGGCGAACTTCGGCATCGAGCCAAAATTGACCGCGTCGATCTTGGGTGAGTTCGCAGTTGCAGCATGGGCGCCCCCTTCGCGACCGGCCCAGACCTGACCTTCGGGATCGAAGTCAGCGCCGCAGTGCAGCTTCACCAAACCAGCCGTTCGTAAACCGCCGTTTTCTGCCACTGCGGATCGATTGATCGAAAGGAAGTTACTTTCGTCCGGCGTGCCGCTGCACCATGAGCGTTGAAAGCTCTTTCGGGAAAAAGCTTGATTGTAGGCTGCCGCACCGCTCACTATGAAATTCCAATAGTGGCCTCGCGATATGGCCTGCCCGCAGCCAGGCAACCGATAACCGTGATGACTTTAACAGCCCCTGCGCATCCGCTCGACCCAGCAGTAGAGCTCGAGATGATCCAGTGGAAACAGGCGCGCTTCGAGCGAATAACTGAACAAGTGGAGAACACTCTGCCCGATCTCATGGCGGAAATTGAAAGAACCGTCGCATCGATTTCCTCGATTGCCGCGAGCAAGGCGCAAGTTTCGCCCGACAGGCTTTGGAAGGAACTTTTCGAACCTTGGGCGAAGCGAACCGCCAACCGCGTCGAGGCAGAGATGGATAACGAAATTGAAGCGCTGGTCTCAGCGCTCTCCGAGAAAGGCACCCGCCAAGACGCCTTGCGCGTCGCGCTGCCCGCTCTTGCAGGAGCTGGCGTGCTTGCCGCTTCTCTTGTAGCCATCCCCACTGTTGTTTCGCTCGCGACGGTGACCACGACCTCCTTCATCATCTTCACCACCGCGGCGATTTCCTGGCCCATGCTCGCATTGGGAGGCGCCGGTATCGCCTTGGCTACGCTGACCGGCAGCCGCGCCGTCGATCAACTCAGCGAACGAAATCGCAGACATCTCATAGTGCGCCTCCAGGGCCGCGCCCGAATCGCGGCCTTGGGTCACGGACTTGCGCTGGGCGAGCGCTGTTTCGTGACTGATCTCCAAGCGATCACGCTACGCAGTCTCGAAGCTGAACTGCGGGCCGCTTGATGCCTCTCCTCTACGCCATCCCTCCTGGCCTCGATGCGCTTGTTTCGTCCGGTCAGGCTCAGTTGATGGGCGCGATCATCAAGGATGTCTCCTCTGGCCAAATCCTGGGGCACGTTCAGCAGACGCAAGGTTTCGTCCAAGCTTTTGCTCAGGCCGGAGGCGCAGCGGCACAAACCGGTTTCTCGCCCCTCGGGATTGTCGGGATGGTGCAGAACGAGCAGATCAAATCATCGCTCGAACAACTGCATCAGGGCATGGCCCTTCTGCAAAATTTGCAGATTGCCAACATCGCTCTCACCGGGATCGGGCTCGGCGTGTCCATCGCCGGCTTTGCGATCATGAACATGCGCCTGAACGCCATCGAGAAAAATCTCGGGGCGTTGCGCGAGGAAGTTCGCGATATTGGCAGGTTAATACAGGAGGCCGAGATCCGCCGCCTCTTCAGCGACATCCGCGCGGCGCTTAAAGACCTTGATGGCGTCGCGACGCGGACTGACCACCTCGCGATTGCAAGCGCTCTGCAAAGACAGCTTTCCACACACGTGAGCACAATTTCCGACTTGCTACGGGAAGCCATGGACCCCGGCAAGGCGACCGCTCTCCCTATGGAGCGACTGGATCTGATCTGGACCTTGGGCTCGGCAAAGTGGCTCTGCGAGGAAGCAGAATTGCGGGCGCTATTCATTTCCGAAGATCTGGCCCATGCGGGCGATTACGCGGCGCAATACCGTGACGACAACCTCAGGTGCTTGGACCAGATGAACCCGGATGCGCTGGCCCGACTGATCGCCGCTGCCGAAGAGGATTTGGCGACGTCGATCACCGTTCGTCGTGAGGCCGCTGGGCGCCTTAGCCGTATCGCCGAAGGCTTCGCCAGCGCCGTGGCCAGCCTCGGTCAGCAGCAAGCACTGTCGCGAGCCCTCATCGATGGCGGAGTAGGCGGACGTGACTTCATCCTGGCCGCGTCGCGGGAAACAAAAAGCCCCTTCCTCATTGTCACACCGGAGCAGTAGCTGGCGGGCCCCGTCGCATTTGCATGCAGCCGCGGGACATCGGAACAGACGCCGGTTGTTCGACTACGAAACCACGAACCAGCGCGACGCGGAACTCTCCAAAGGGTCAACGTAGCGCAGGCCCAATTCAATCGGCTAACCTCGGCATTTCAAACTCGAGAGGCCAGGTGCCAGCCTACTCGTTAGATCGGTTGTTACGGAAGACAGAAGTTCGCTTCGACATGGGGCGAGGCGAAAGAGGTTGAAAGTCCGTTTTTGTGTCCAGCCGAAGATATTTTGCATCATGCAGCGAATGACCGCCTACCGCCGTTCGTGTCGATCATCCCCGTACCGCTCGGCACAGCCCAACTGAATGTCCAGTTCTTTGGCTGGCGCTGGCCGCGCTCGCGACTGCGGCGAATGTCGGCTGCCCGCCCTGTCTACCGAAGGGCTTCGCGGACGCGGCGAGAACCGAGCACATGCGACGAACGGCAGGAAGGTCCGCACACCTGCCGAACGAAGCAATGTCAGCGGAGGTCGGCAGTATGCAGTAAAGCCGCACTTGATTTTGCAGCCCTGTCGCATCCGTGAGCAAGACGACGACAGGCCCCGGGATCTGGACGGTAGACTGAACCGGTGGGCCAGGCCGAAGTGTCGGCGCTCTTCGGTATGTGTCTTTTATTGTCATTATTACAATGAGTTAGGTGCCGTGATATCCTTGCCCTAAGACAATGGGTTATTTCGAGGCGGGCTCATGGCGAAACGCGCAGCCGATCAGTTCAATGAGTTGGCGACCGGCCACGGCGCACAAACTATCGCTCAGAGGGCCGTATCCGAGCTGATCCCCTATGCCAACAATGCCCGGACCCATAGCGAGGCGCAGGTGGCGCAGATCGCCGGGTCGATCCGGGAGTTCGGCTTCAACAATCCAGTGCTTGTTGACGGCGAATGCGGCATCATCGCCGGGCACGGCCGGGTGCTGGCGGCACTGAAGCTCGGGCTAAAGGCCGTTCCGGTGATCGAACTGACCCATCTGAGCGAGGCGCAGAAGCGGGCATATATTCTTGCCGACAACCGGCTCGCCGAGCAGGCGGGCTGGGACCGGGACCTGCTGTCGCTGGAACTCGCGGATCTCGATGAGCTTGGCATCGATCTTGGTACACTCGGATTCGAGGGCGCGGAGCTGGATGCGCTTCTGGGACATGAGACGGCTGATCCGCGGGAGGAAGACACACCCGAACCGCCCGAAACGCCCGTCTCCCGGCCAGGCGATCTCTGGGTGCTCGGGGTGCACAGGCTTCTCTGCGGCGATGCGACCTCCGCCTCGGATGTGGCGCGGCTGCTAGACGGGGTGCAACCGCACCTGATGGTCACCGATCCGCCCTACGGCGTGAACTACGACCCGGCCTGGCGCAACGAGGCGAATGCCTCCGCCACGAAGCGCACCGGCAAGGTGACGAACGACGACCGGGCCGACTGGCGGGAAGCGTGGGCGCTCTTTCCCGGGGACGTGGCCTATGTCTGGCACGGCGCCCTGCATGCCGGGACGGTGGCCGAGAGCCTCGTCGCCTCGGCCTTCGAGATCCGCAGTCAGATCATCTGGGCCAAGGAGCGCCACGTGCTCAGCCGCGGGCATTACCACTGGCAGCACGAGCCGGCCTGGTATGCAGTGCGCGGCAAGGGCCACTGGTCGGGCGATCGCAAGCAATCGACGCTGTGGTCGATCCCCAGCCGCGATCAGGACGCCACCACGCTCCACGGCACGCAGAAGCCGGTGGAGTGCATGCGCCGTCCGATGCTGAACAACTCGAGCCCGGGGCAGGGGGTCTACGAGCCTTTCTCCGGATCGGGGACCACGCTGATCGCAGCGGAGACCGCCGGGCGGATTTGCTACGCGCTGGAGCTTGACCCGGCCTATGTCGACGTCGCCGTCCGGCGCTGGGAGGCGTTTACCGGGCAGGTCGCGGTTCTCGAGGGAGACGGTCCCAGCTTTTCCGACGTGGCCGGGGCGCGGCAAGAAGACGGGGTGCCGGCATGAGTCAGACGCGCACCCTGTCGGCCGTCGAGGCTGCCACCAGCGTTGGCGCAGGCTTTCTTTTGTCGCTCGGCATGCAGGCATTCCTGTTCCCGGCGGTCGGTCTGCAAGCGACACTGATGCAGAACCTGAAGCTGGCAGTGGGCTTCACCGCCCTCTCGCTCCTGCGCGGCTACGTCATCCGGCGGGTCTTCGAGCGGCTTGGGCGCCGGCATCCCCCGGGGGGTGGGTCAAAGTCTGGCACTCACTCCCTGGAAACCGGTCGGCTGGGCAAATGCACGTGCGGCCACATTTCCGACCGGGGGTCGGTCGGAACGCCTGACGGGGCGAGGTGAACGATGCCGCTGCGTGGACCCAAACCAACACCGACGCATCTGAAGGTTCTGGCCGGTACGACGCGCAGGCACCGTCTCAATCCGCAGGAGCCGCAGCCGGACGCGTCCAGGCCCGAGGCTCCGGAGCACCTTTCCGATGCGGCGCGCCAGGAGTGGGGCAGGGTGCTCGATGCGATCGGTCAGCTCGGGATCGTGACCGAGCTCGATCGCGCAGCGCTGGCCGCGTATTGCCAGGCCTATGGTCGGTGGGTGTCGGCGGAGGCAGCCCTGTCACGGATGGCCGAACGCGACGCCGCAACGGACGGACTGATCATCCGAACGAAGGCCGGCAATGCGATCCAGAACCCGCTCGTCGGCGCGGCCAACAAGGCCATGGCCGACCTTGTGCGCTACGCCGCCGAGTTCGGTCTCACGCCCTCTGCAAGAAGCAGGGTGTCGGCAGCGGCTCTGGACGACCCGGACGATCCGTTCGCCGAATTCGAGACAGGTGGCTGATGCGTGGTCGCAAACCGAAGCCGACGACATCGCCGAAGCTGCGAGAGGGTGGGCTGCCGCGTTGCCCGGATCACCTCGATCGGGTGGCGCGGAACGAATGGCGCCGCCTCGCGCGGCCGCTCTTCGATGCTGGTATCCTGACGATCGCGGACCGCGCCGCCCTTGCTGCCTATTGCCAAGCCTACAGCCAGTGGGTCGACGCAGTGGAGAAGTTGCGCGAGACGCCGAAGCTGATCAAGACGCCCTCGGGTCACGTCCAGCAGTCGCCACTGATCGGTATTGCCAACAAGCAGCTGGAACTGATGGGCCGCTACATGGCCGAGCTTGGCCTTACGCCCTCGGCGCGCAGCCGGATCGCTCCGCCGGACGAGACAGAGCGTGCGGAAAGCGCAATGACCATCACGCGCGTGATCATTGGCCCGCCGGACGACTTCGCCGATGAGCCGATCGAAGTGACCCGTGACGACACCCGGCACTGAAGAAAGTCCATCCCGATCAGCGAAGTGGCGTACACTCCGGCGCCTGGCGGAGGTAGCGTACACACCTGCCAAACCAACGTTGCGCAGGTCTGTACATGGTCAGAGAGACTGTCCCATCCGCCCGCCTCGTCGCCTACGAGCGCGTCTCCACCGCCCGGCAGGGCCGCTCTGGGCTCGGCCTCGAGGCACAGCGCGCCGAGATTGACCGCTTCGCCCGGGAGCGCGGCGCCGACATCCTCGCCCGCTTCACCGAGGTGGAAAGCGGCGGTAAGTCCGACCGCCCCGAACTCGCCCGCGCCCTCGATCTCGCCCGGCTCACCGGCGCCACGCTCATCATCGCCAAGCTCGATCGCCTGAGCCGCAACGCCGCGTTCCTGCTGACCCTCCGCGACAGCGGTGTGCGCTTCCTTGCGTGCGACATGCCCGAGGCCAACGACCTCACCGTCGGCATCATGGCCTTGGTCGCTGAGCAGGAGCGCGAAGCGATCAGCAGGCGCACTAGGGAGGCGCTGGCGGCAGCGAAGGCGCGCGGCGTGAAGCTCGGCAATCCGAATGGTGCCGCAGCGCTCAGGCGGGCCGGGAAGGGTGGGGAGGATCTGCGGGAGTTGGTTCGGTGCAACGCGAACGCCTTCGCCGAAACGTTGGCTCCGGTTGTGGCGGATATCAGGGCCACCGGGCACACCTCCCTGCGGAGAATGGCGGCCGAGTTGAACGCCCGCGGAATCCAGACCCGGCGAGGTGGGCGGTGGCACGTATCGAACGTGCGAAACCTGCTGGAGCGGATCCAACGCTGAAGTGCTTCGGCGTGCTCCGTGCTCCTCTCCCAGCCAGGAAATCTAAGCGGGAAACTCCAGCTTCGCACTGTCCAGTTATCAGTGGGCAGATCAACCAACAGTTGCTGGCGGAGACGCACAGCGCCGTGCTGCCGCTGGTCCCGTACCTCGACACCCTGCGCTGAGTGTTCATCGCCGTAGCTCTCAGGGGCATCGTGGTCACGATCTACGCCAGCCCGCGGTCGCAGGCGGCACTGCGCTACGGCGCCATCGTCCTCGCCAAGCTCATTTTCGCACTTTCGCTTCGGCGGTGCGGCGAGCGAGCGGGACGCCTCGCCGAACGCCTTGAAACCATGGAGAAGGTCAATGATGCCCAACGACGGATGCTCGAGGCTGAGGCGCGTCGCCCTCATTCTCGGGACGATTTGGCTGAGTGGCTCCGCGACGCGCGCTTCTGAACGAGTTGGGCGCGGGGCGAGTTCACCCGTCGTGGAGTACAGCCGGGAGGTCCAGGCTCGGGCGGCGGAGGAGTTGGCCTTGCTGCCAGACGGCTCTGCGATCTCGGAGTTGTGGAACGACTATGCAGTGATGCCAGACCAGGCGCGAGGTTACATTCGCTAACTCGCGGCTTCTCAATCAAATACGCATGTCGCGCATTCTCTCCGGCAACTCTTCATCGTCGTTTTCTGGCGAGCCAGAAGCTTTCCGACGCAGCAAGTCGCCGCGTATCCCTCTGCCATCAGGCTCCGTCTTCAGTGATAGGTAATCACTCGGACCGTTACCTATTTCTTCTTGTGCTCGCCCGGATTGGTCAGGCCCTTGCCCTTCGTGAAGTCTGCTGTCGCAACGACCTTTTCCTTGACCTTCTTGGGCTTCTTCGCTTCGCGGTTGCCGCGTTGCTTGTCACCTTTGGACATTTCGGTCTCTCCTGATTGCGGATTCTATTCTTCTGTTGATCGGTGCTCTTGCCATCAACCGGGTGATTTCGTGTCCCGAGATTTCAGCCCGCGGGACGCTGCCGTTCACATCATCCCGCCCATGTCGGACATTTCGCTTCCTGCGCCAGCCTTCTCTGGCTTCTGCGCAACCATGGCTTCGGTCGTGATCAAGAGCCCGGCAATGGACGCGGCGTTTTCGAGCGCGATCCGGACGACTTTCGTCGGATCGATGACACCGGCCTTCAGCATGTCGCCGTATTCCTCGGCCTGCGCGTCGAAACCGAAGCTCGGGCTGTCGTTCTCGATCACCTTGCCGACAACGACAGAACCGTCGACCCCGGCATTGTCGGCAATCTGGCGCAGCGGTGCCTGGATCGCACGGCGGACGATCTTGATCCCGGCATCCTGATCGCCGTTTTCGCCCTTCAGTGTCGCCAGGACCTTGCCGGCATGAACGAGGGCCACGCCGCCGCCGGGCACGACGCCTTCCTGAACTGCGGCACGGGTGGCATTGAGCGCATCGTCGACGCGGTCCTTGCGCTCCTTCACTTCGATCTCGGTTGCCCCTCCGACCCGGATCACGGCAATGCCGCCGGCAAGCTTGGCCAGCCGTTCCTGCAGCTTCTCCTTGTCGTAGTCCGAGGTAGTGTCCTCGATCTGCGCCCGTATCTGGGTGACGCGCGCCGCGATCGCGCCCTTGTCGCCAGCACCTTCGATGATCGTCGTGTCATCCTTGGTGATCGCGACCTTCTTCGCCGTGCCGAGCATGTCCATGGTGATGTTCTCCAGCTTGGTGCCCATTTCCACGGAAATCACCTGACCGCCCGTCAGCACGGCAATGTCTTCCATCATCGCCTTGCGGCGGTCTCCGAAGCCAGGCGCCTTGACGGCCGCGACCTTCAAACCGCCGCGCAGCTTGTTGACGACCAGCGTCGCCAGCGCCTCGCCCTCGATGTCCTCAGCCACGATCAGCAATTGCTTGCCGGCGTCGATCACGGCTTCGAGCAGCGGCACCATTGAGGCGAGGGAGGTCAACTTCTTCTCGTGCAGCAGGAAGACGCAGTCATCCAGCTCGACGACCATCTTCTGAGCGTTCGTGATGAAATAGGGGCTCAGATAGCCGCGGTCGAACTGCATGCCCTCAACCACTTCGGTCTCGGTCTCCAGTCCCTTGTTTTCCTCGACGGTGATCACGCCTTCATTGCCGACCTTGGCCATCGCATCGGCGATCTGACGGCCGATCGTGACCTCTCCGTTGGCTGAAATGGCGCCGACCTTCGCGATCTCGTCACTGTCGCCGACGGGGCGAGACATGGTCTTGATCTCGGCCACAACCGAAGCGACGGCCTTGTCGATCCCGCGCTTGAGATCCATCGGGTTCATGCCGGCCGCGACCGATTTCATGCCCTCCCGAACAATCGCATGGGCGAGGACGGTTGCGGTTGTGGTGCCGTCTCCCGCCTCGTCGTTGGTACGCTGCGCGACCTCCTTGACCATCTGCGCGCCCATGTTTTCGAAATGATCCGACAGCTCGATTTCCTTGGCGACCGTCACACCGTCCTTGGTGATGCGCGGTGCTCCCCAGGATTTGTCGAGAATGACGTTCCGGCCCTTGGGGCCTAGGGTGATCTTCACGGCGTTGGCCAGCGTGTCGATGCCTTTCAGCATACGGTCGCGGGCATCAGTACTGAATCTGACGTCTTTGGCGGACAT